ATACAAAACAATTTGCTATTTACTTGATTTTAGAAAGGAGTTAGAAATAGCGGCCATAGATAAACTGATCGATTTATTGGAACAAATTAAACAAACTGACCCAGAGTTTACAGAAAAAGCAGCGAATGCAATAGATGCTCTGATTGGAGAAGATGACGACGATGGTCCTGTAAAACCGCCACCTAGACGAAAGAGAGGCAGAAAGCACCCTGTTGAAATTGAAAGTGAAGACATCATAGAAGAAGAAAAGGTTTATCCTGATGTTGTTGAGATAAACAATGCACACCACAAAGAAATACAGGACGAACAGAGAGCAATAACCCAAAAGGTAACAGAATTAGGCCTATTGCAACAGAATTACGAATCTGACAAAGAAAACATACTAGAATACATTGAACAAAAGCAAAAATATCTAGTTGAATACATTGTCAAGCTTCAAGAATCCTACGATCTTGATCCAAATGAAAAGTATGTTATAAACTTTCCTCAAAAGGAAGGAGAAAAGGCAACTTTTGTTAAGAAGCAACGCTAATTACTACAAGAGAGAAGGAAAAAAATGACAGAAAAAGAAGTTTATACCACGTCCGACATCGGGATTGCAGCATATCTACAAATGCTTGGCTTTAAGTTATTGCAATGCCATAGATTAAACGGCGGTCGTTTTTATTTTGAGTTCGACAACGCCGAAGAGTGCAAAAAGCACTCAATTGAGTTTTTAAGTTCAGACTTTTGTAAATTTGATAATAACGTTCGGAACTTAAAAAAGCTTTTGTTTTCGTAAATAATCCTTTACATTTTAGTTGAGTTAAGTTTGGGCACAAGTTTATAATCCATCCAAAAAGGAGGAACAGCTTATGGCTGCAGCAACCGGAACAGTCGTAATTGCCAGCGCAGGTGGTAGTTTTGATTCGGCTGATTACCCTAGGTTTGTGTTAGGAGATGGTACTAATAGTTTAACTTTTGTTATAGACAATCACGCAAGAGGACTTCAAACTAGAT